AGCTGGTCGATCCATCGACTGGCAAATTGGACTTTCGATACAATCCTCTTTGCGTCGCGGCGGATACTGAGATTCCGATGCTGGATGGAACGCAGAAGACCGTTGTGGAGATGGCCGAAGCGTTTAAATCTGGCGATGATCAGTGGGTCTATGGTGTTGACCGAAAGAATGGTAACAAGATTGTTCCGGGCAAGGTTGTCTGGGCTGGCAAGACCAGAAAAAATGCAGAGTTGGTCCGGGTTACATTGGATAATGGTGAATCTTTCCGTGTTACGCCCGATCATAAATGCGTTCTTAGGAGCGGCGAGGTTCGGGATGCTGAGGATCTGGCATGTGGTGATTCGCTGATGCCGCTTCGTCGAACGGCTTCCTCTTTCGACAAGGGTGACAGTCTGGATGGGTATGAAAAGGTCTACGATCCGGCGACCAAGAAGTATGTTTACACGCACCGCATGGTGGCTCGTGCATGTGGCATCTACGAGAAGGGGAAACTGATCCATCACGACCAGGGTAAGTTGAACAACGATCCTCGGTTCCTGAAGAGCATGACCCGCAAGGAGCATTCAGAGCACCATTGTCGTCTTGGTCAGATGGGAGGAGCGGCTCTTGCGGAGGCTCGTAAACATGATCCTGCCCTTGATCAGCGACTCAAGGACGCGGCTTCACGAACTTTGAAAAAGCTACACGAAGATCCTGGGTACAGGGATCGCAAGTCTGCTATGATTAGCGAGACGAACCGGAGGAGGGATAGCGCGAGGCATATCCGGGAGTACAACAGATCTCCGAAACACGCCCAGGACAATGCGATTCGCAGTGATGCGATGAAGGCGTACTGGACTGATGATGCGAGAGAAGCGTATTCTGAATTTAGGACAATATCGTATTCTCGCGAATTCATAGATGTAATAGAGAGATTTGTGCGTCAGAATCCGGGTTCGAGTGCGGACGCTGTTGCTGGGTTTGTAAGCTCGGACAAGGAAGCACTTAGATTGCTGAATGATGGTAGTCCTCGAAAGATTGAAAAAGCGCATCGCCATTTACTTCTGAAGGCATATCGGTCGCATGGTTACAAGGATTTTTCAGAATTTAAGGAGAGTGTTTGTTCCTTTAACCACAAGGTTGTCTCTGTCGAGCGCTTGAAGGAGCGTGAAGATACCTACACGTTGACTGTTGATGGGTGTCATAACTTCGGTGTTGCTGCTGGCGTCGTCGTATGCAACAGCCCACATGAGGATTTCTGGATCCCTACGCGGGGTGGCAAGGAATCTACGAGGATCGAGACCATTGCTGGGCCAGATGTTCAGATGATGGATGACGTCGAGTACTTCCAGGGTAAACTCGTCACGGCAGTCAAAGTTCCCAGGGGATATCTGGGGATTGGTGATGATCGTGGCGAGACGGATAAGACTCTGTCGGCTGCGGATGTACGGTTCGCGAGAGCGTGCATGAGGGTTCAGCGTGAGTTTATAATGGGGATGCGGAAGGTTCTGCGGATCCACATGGCGGCGTTGAACATTGATCCGGACTCCATTGAGTGGAAGCTTAAAATGACCGTTCCGAGTGCGATCTTCGAAATGCAGCAAATTGAAGTGATGAATGCACAGGCGGCCCTCGCGTCCTCGATGGCAGAGTGGGCGAGCAAACCATGGATCCTGCAGCATGTCTTCCACTTCACAGATGATGACGCGAGTCTTATTTCTAAGGACAAAGAGGATGAGGTCGACGGTGAAATGAAGAAGGAAGCGTCGACGCAGGCAGATATAATGCGTATGTATCCGCAGCTTCAGGACATGCCCGAGGGGAAAGGTGCTGCTGGTTTATCACAAGAATCAAAGATGGGTAGTGAGTTGATTGGCCTGAAGAAGGTATTACAAGAGGCTGGTCAAACGTTTCCAGAAGTGTTAAAAAGATTTGAGAAGCTCGATCGAAGGATGGTCGAAATTGAGAAGACTATTCGGAAAAGGGCAATCTCGGGATAGGGGTTAATGATGCCGTATATTCAGGGTTCAGCGATCGATAAAAAGTTCAAAAACAGCCTGGAGCACCGATCTCTGATTATTCAGAATTCTATCACCGAGCATTTCGGGGATTCCCCAGTGCGTGTTATCGCATCCCACGCCAAGCATGCCTATGCAATGGATTCCGATGGTCAGATTTTAAAGGTTACTTATGAAATCGAGGGTGACGACGTGAAGGGCATCAAGGCGAAGCCTACGAAGGATATTCCAGTCATCGAGGATGAGGACATCCCGCGTTTCGTTGCTGATCGGTTGCGAGTATTGTCTGAAGGGGTTGCAAAGGGAAAAGGATTGTCGCGAACTCAAGTTCGCGAAGTGTCTCAGCTTCTGACCAAAGACGAACATTACTGGGTATCAGAAGTGCTGGATCAGATTGACGAGGCTATTGTCAATGCGGATTGGTTTGGAATGTACGAGGCTAACGCGGAGCAAATTCGCACGACCTTGTATGGAAAAATTCGCGAGATCGAGGCTCCATTCCCGTCTACAAAATTTAAAAAAATAGCATCATCTAAGCTCCCGGAATTTGAAGGGGAGTTGCGCGAAGGGTTAACTCTCGTTGCTAACTTGGTAACGGAGATGGTTGACGAATGTGCCAAGATGGTGTTTGATCAGGATCAAGATGAGTTTTTTAGTGCTATCTGTGGATCGTTGAAAGTTGAAGCGCAGGTCATTGGTGGCTTGCTCGGCAAGGCCGAAAAGTTGATGCGAACCGAAGATGTCGGGCGCATGGCAGAAGCACATGACAGGCTTGCTGAGCGAGCAAAAACAATGGCTGTCGTGACCACCTACATGAAAATAAGGTCACAGCCCACCAACAATGAGGAGTAGAACAATGGGAAAGCGTACCATCAACACCTCTCTCGATGAGGATCTGCAGGGCCTTGGTATTCCAGGATTCAACATGCAGGAGCAAGCACTACTCGGCGGCATCCCGCTGACCGAGGGCACCAATGATTCTGTTGAGGAAGAGGACAAGATGTGCCCGAAGTGCAAGGCCGACATGAAGGACGGCAAGTGTACAAAGTGTGGGTACAAGAAGGCCGAGGACGATGACCAAGAGGGCGACGATCAGGATGAAAGCATCGATCCCTTGGAGGCTGTCGGGGTCAACATCGAGCTTTTCGATGCTATTATGGAGATTCCTTTTGAGGGTCTCAAGTCTGAGGACATCGATGAGATCCTGGAGGCACTAAAGTCCAAGGAACTCCCAGAGGATGCTTCTGATGAGCTGAAGGAGCGGGCCGAGGAGGTCGTCGACTTCCTGATTGCCGAGAGGGCCGCCAAGGTTGTCAGGCGTCACGTGGCTGGCAAGACTACGAAAAAGAAATCCAGGCAGTGTCCCGAGGGTACTCGCGCCAAGAAGGGGAAACCAGGATGTGAGCCCACCGTGAAGGCGATGGGCGGAGCAGGTAAAGTGGCCAAGGAAAGTCGCAAAAAGAAAAAGTGGGCGAAGGGTGGCGCTGGCAAGAAATCTGAGCGCAAATCTGCTCGTGTGGCGGCCAGGCGAGAGGGAGTCGAGTCTCCGTTCGCAGCCGAGCTGATGGGTCTCATGGAGGACAGCCAGGAAGCATCCGAGACTCTGCGCGATGAGTTGATTGAGATGATCGGCAATGTGTTCGATCTCCTTTCCGAGGAGTTCAACGACGAGGCCGTGACCCGCGTTTTCACAGAGGCTTACGAGCCTGTCTTGGCGTCCTGGGATGCCGGTAGGATCGACGAAGATGTGATGGAAGTGGACGAGTTCATATCGGAGATCAAACCTGTGCTCACTCTGATCCATAAATCTTTGGATCGAATCGGTGGTGAGGACACGTTGGGAAACTGACAAGCCGTCTCGGTGAAGCCGTGTGGCGACGTCGCACGGGAACTCCGTCGGGGCGAAAGGAGCTGGTAGGGTTTGAGTCGCTCAAGAAAGCTGCTCGCGGTGATGGGAAAAAGACAGATCGACGAGTCTCCCCGGAAGCCAAGCGTAAGCTCGACAGGAACCCGCTTGCTAGAACACGCATCCGGCGTTGGAGAAGCAAGACTGGCAAAAAAGGATGATACAATGCCGAATCTTTTAATCGAATCGAGTCCAGTACAGCTTACCCTTACCGAGGCGGCTGGCGGCAAAGAAATAGCTCGCGGTGAATTTGGTCGTGTTGGTGTTCCCACACAGAATGGCCGTATTTATCCAGAGACACTGATGCTTCGCGAGATTAAACGCCTGTCCGAGGATATATCTTCACGGAGGGTCTTGGGTGAATTGGATCATCCAACAGATGGCAAGACGAGTCTGAAGCGTGTGTCACACGTTATTACTGGTCTTAAGATAAAGGATGGTGTCGTTGTCGGAGAGGCTGAGATCCTGAACACTCCAGAGGGAAAGACTCTGAAGGCGTTGATCGAAGCAAACGTGCAGATAGGCATTTCATCTCGTGGCTTTGGATCTACCAAGCCGTCCCATGATCCCAAGACAGAGGGAGAGGTTGTTCAGGATGATTTCGTTCTAAAGACCTGGGACTTCGTGGCCGATCCAGCGGTAAAGTC